GGGGCGGTCGTCGCCGTGGCATGATGAACGACGAGCGTCAAATGCGTCATGGTCGTCCAGGTCGTCGCCGCATGAGTGCGCAGCGTTCCGGTCGTCCTGAACCACGCCGCCGTGCTATGAGCACCGAGCGGATGGAAAGCCAGTTGCGCCGTCAGCGGAGGGAGATTCGCGAACTGCGTGCTCAGTTGCAGCAGTTTGGAGCACAACCCGGAGACGTGCGCCTGAGCCGTGGTCCGGTCAACAATGAACCTAAGCAGTCCCTGCGCCTGCCACAATCGAACACGATTGAGGGTCGGGTCATGGATATGCTCAAACACACTTTCTGATGAGTTACTCAGAATACAATCTTTCGCGCCGCGCCCAGCGGCGTTTGATGGCCCAAGACGCAGGGCCAACAATTAGCCCGGCGACTACCTACGCCGGAGAATTGGCGGACTTCTTTGTCACGCCTGCGTTGAAGGCAGCCGACACCCTGACGAAGGATGTGGTGACCCAACTCGACGGCATTAGCAACAAAGCCGTAGTGACTGGCGCAAGCGTTACCGATCCGTTGCAGGAAAGCGCGTGCGAATGGAATGACGGCGATGATGTGACCGTCGACGAGCGGGTGCTGACCCTGAAGGACATGATGGTGAATCAGGCTCTGTGCCGTGGCACTATCCTGCCAACGTGGAACAGCGTCAAGGGTACGCGGAACAGCGACTGGGCATCCCCAGAGTTCCGCAACTTCGTCCTGGCTACCGTCGCGGCAAAGACCGCCGAGAGCGTCGAGAACGCGATTTGGGGTGGTAAGGATTTTACCGGAACCAACGTGGTCGGATTTCTGTCTAATGACGGAACGATTGACGCGGATGGTTTTGGCTCGTCTATTCTGTCGGGCGCAACGACGGTTGCCATCACCGCGCCGACTGCGGCAAACGTGTTGGCTCAGTTCGCACTCGTGCACAAGACGGCAGCCACAACCAAGCCTGCGATTCTGACGAAGGCAGACATCGCGTTCTACGTGGGTCCAGATGTGTTTGCCTTCTATCAGCAAGCATTGGCTGGTGTGGGTGCAAGTGACGCGACAAATGGTCTGATTGGTCAAGGTGTCAACAACCTTGGAACTTTGCAGGCTTTGAGCACGTTGAACTACCTCGGTATTCCGGTGCATCGTTGCCCCGGCATCACGGACGATGTTATCGTTCTTGGTGCAAAGAGCAACCTGTTTGTAGGTAGCAACCTGCGCACGGACTACACCCAGGTTCAGTACATCCCGTACTACCAGTACGATGGAAGCGATAACGTCCGCGTGACGATGCGCTTCGGTCTCGGTATGCAGGTCGGTACTCCGGCTGACGTTATTGTCGGCGCAGACTTCATCACGTAATCGTTAGGTCATGGCTTGTAGTCTAACAGCAGGATACAGCATCTCATGCGGTCAGGTGACGGGGGGCATTCGCTCCCTGCTCATCTCCGAAACTGATGCGGTTGACATCCCGGCAGGCACAGCCTTTGCCGAGACGAGTAGTTTGATTACCACGATTGACGCTCAAACCTTCTATGAGTTTGAGTTGAAGCGTGAACTTTCATCCTTTACGAATACGATTACCCGCGAGGCAGCGAACGGGACGGTCTACAACGCGCAGCAGTTGAGTGCCGTATTCCTGTTGCCTGCGGACACGCCAGAGACCATCGCTGACGTGATGCTCTCAGTCGCCAATGGTCGCCGCAATGTGTGGGTTTTGGACAACAACCAAAACCTGTACCTCGCAGGTGCGCGGGACGGATTGGAGGTGACCACCATCGCCTTGGAGACTGGCACGTCATACGGCGATATGGTTGGCTATCGAATGGAAATGACAGGATCAGAGAAGACCCTGTACTATGGCACGTTCGGAACTGACGCGGCTCCGTTTGGAGGGGTGACAGGCATCACCGTTGGTTAAGGGCGTTCATTTGTTCTGATTGTGGAAGGGGAGGCGAGAGTCTCCCCTTTTTACTTTGCAGTATGGAGCAGTTAGATAACGCTACTGGTGCAACGGCTTCGACGTTGTACTTACACCTCCCACCGGGTACTTACTCGGCAGACCTGAGTGCACGTCTGACTCATTTCACCACAGACCTGGTGGTGACAAAGACGGCAACATTCGTAGCGCAGAACGACCGCCATGTGGAGGTAACCATTGATGCCGCTGGGGAGCAGGACGGGATGTGGCTGTTAGAGGTGGCGGCGGACGGCACATTTACGCCTGTGCTGTGTACAGCCTTAGCCTACCTGAGCGAGGGGGCAAACACCGCCGTACCTTCGGACCCTACTGATTACACCGCAAACGACAGCGATAGAGGATACGTCTACTATGAGTAAGTTCAAGTTCAATATGTTCGAGTACACGAACCCGGTGACTCCGGAGTTTGTGGAAGTGACTGACCCCTCGCATCCGTGGGTGCGCATGGGCGACGACAACCTATACCCCCATTACTTGGAGGGCCTATACACAGGCAGCGCAATTCACAGCGCGGTGGTCAAGGGTGTCGCGGATATGATTTACGGCAAGGGCCTGCAAAGCCCTGCGCAGGACCAGTACATCGACCAGTACTTGGCGATGCAGGAACTCTTTGCGGACAAGACCTGCCTGCGGCGCGTGTGCTTCGACTTCAAGTTGTACGGGCAAGCGTACCTAAATGTCATCTACTCTCAGGACAGGTCCAGGATTGCCGAGGTGCATCACGTACCTGCGGCGACGGTGCGTGCGGGCGATGTCGATGATGCAGGTAAAATCACCACGTATTACCACAGCAACAACTGGGCGGAGGTGACTACTGGTCGGTTGGAGGCTGACCCAATCCCGGCGTTCTGCACTCAGGACCGAACGGCGGCCTCTCAGTTGTTGCACATTAAGCAGTACAGCCCAGTCAGTTACTACTATGGGGTATGTGACTACATCGGCAGTCAGCGGTACATTGAACTGGACCGACAGATTAGCGAGTTTCATTTGGCTAACGTCTCCAACGGCCTTTTCCCAAGCCTTCTAATTTCATTCAACAACGGGGTTCCTGACCAAGAGGAAAGGGCTGCCCTCGAACGGCTCATCTATGACAAGTTCGGCGGGGCTACGAACGCAGGTAAGTTCCTGATGACGTTCAACGACTCAGCCGAGAACGCGCCCACTATCGAGTCATTTCAGCCAACGGATCCGCAGCAGGTGTACCAGTTCATGTCGTCTGAGGTAGTGGTCAAAATCCTGTCGGGTCACCGCGTCACGTCTCCCCTGTTGTTTGGCATCCGCGATGAGGGCGGCGGCTTCGGCTCAAACGCGGACGAGATGCGCGATGCCTACGACCTGTTCTATAACACCGTCATCACGCCGATGCAAGAAATCATTCTTTCAGCGTTGCGGCCTTTGCTCTCAGTCAACAACATCATTCTGCCTGTCGAATTCGGCAAACTGGTTCCTGCTCAATTTTTGAATGAGCGTGTGGAGGAGGAGCGACCCGCGATGAATTTCACGCGACAGGACAAAATCACGCCGGGTCAAAGCGCGGTCGTCCTGAACTACTTGAAGTTCAAGCACGCGCCGCCAGAGGGCGAAACCTGGACGGAGATTAAACGCGAGCGCGTGACCGACACCAGTGTGGACCACCGCATCCACAAGCGGCGCAATTTCTTTGATGAGTACGCTAACTTCAAGGAGCCGAGTTTCTGGGGCGATGTAATGGGTCCGAGCGGCACGCAGTTCGCGCTGCGCTATGTGTACGACCAAGTGGACGACACACCTCGCGAGTACGAGTCCCGCGATTTCTGCAAGGAGATGATGAGTGCCGCGTCATCTGGGGCTATGTACCGCTACGAAGACATTGCCCTCGGCGAGCCAGGGTCGATGAGTAACGATGGGGTCAATAGCCAATTTGCCGCCGCTGGGGAGAGTCAGTACGACATTTTCGAGTTCAAGGGCGGCGTGTACTGCCGTCACGGGTGGGTTCGCGTCATCTTCGCTTCGCAGTCCGACGACATCCTGACCCCTGAGCAACTCACCGAGGAGTGGGATGAGGTCATGAAGCGTGTAGGTAATAACCCATATGTACCGGGCAAAGGAGAGGAGGCAGTCGCCCCGAACCAGATGCGCGATAGAGCGAGTTTGAAATGAGTCAAGTCTATTTTGTGAGTCCCGCACGAGTCAAACGGGACACGGCTTTGGGGTCAACCGTCGATGAGAACCTGATCCATCCATTCATTCAGATTG